CTATCATGACTACTACGTCCAGGGCATGTCGGCTGTTGTGCCGCTGGGGTTTGAACTGGCCGATCTGTCTGGCGCGCCGTACATCACGAAGCCCCTGACCATCAAAAGCGGGCGGTTCCGGATTGGTTTGCGCTGGCAGGGTAGCAGCCAGTTTGAAGCGGAACACAACAAGCGGTTTCCCTATGACCTGATGTTCAACGCCGTAAAGGGTTTGAACGCTGACTTCATATCATTGCAGCGCGATGAGGGTTCTGAGGCGTGCCCGCCGTGGGTTCGGTCGGTGCCGCTTGGAAGCTGGGAGGAAACCCGGCAGGCGGCGGCTTCGTGTGATCTGGTGATTTCGTCTTGCACGTCTGTCAGCCATCTGGCTGCGGCTATGGGTGTGCCGACATGGGTGGTCACGCCCGTCATGCCATATTTCCTGTATGCGATGGACGGCGACACTTGCCCGTATTATGACTGCATGCGGCTGTTCCGGCAGGAAGTGTTTGGTGAGTGGGAAGCCCCGTTTGCCAAGATCAAGGCGGCTCTTGCTGATAGTGGGAGAGTGTAATGACCATTCAATACCCTGGCGGGTTTATCACAAAATCCCCTCCCACCGTTGTCGGCCCTACCAATGGCGAAGGTGGTTCCGCGCCGGGTGTTTGGACGCTTGATCAGGCGATGGGGTATGTGAAGCAGGGGCTATGGCCGAAGCCCATTTTGCCAAAGCAGCTTTGGAGTTGGGGGTATAATGCTTACGGTCAATTAGGTCTTGGCAATACAACTAATTATTCAAGCCCTGTACAAGTAGGCGCTTTGACAACATGGTCGCAAATTGCTGTTGGCAGAGTTCACACTATTGCCGCCAAAAATGATGGCACTCTTTGGGGCTGGGGAATAAATTCAGAAGGTGAATTGGGTCTTGGCAATACTATTAGTTATTCAAGCCCCAAACAAGTAGGCGTTTTAACAAATTGGTATCAAGTTGCTGCTGGCTCTTATCATAGCGTAGCTATAAAAACTGATGGCACTCTTTGGTCTTGGGGGTACAACATATTTGGCCAACTGGGCCTTGGTAATACCACTTATTATTCAAGTCCTAAACAAGTAGGCGTTTTGACAACTTGGTATCAAATAGCTTGTGGCGACAATCATACTTTGGCCACAAAAACTGATGGAACTCTTTGGGCTTGGGGGCAAAACTCATATGGACGATTGGGGGATGATAGTATGACCAACCGTTCAAGCCCCGTGCAGGTTGGCGCTTTAACAAATTGGTCAAAAATTACCGCTGGTTATCAATTTAGTTTAGCAATAAAAACAGATGGAACTCTTTGGTCTTGGGGCAGAAATAATTACGGTCAATTAGGGCTTGTTAACATAACTAATTATCAAAGTCCTGTGCAAGTGGGGGCATTGACAAATTGGCTTTCAGTATCTTGTGGAAATTACCACACAATAGCAGTAAAAACTGATGGAACTCTTTGGGGTTGGGGGTATAATCTTTACGGTCAATTGGGAGTTAGTAATAGTAGTTATTATTCAAGCCCAAAACAAGTAGGTATTTTAACAACTTGGTCAAAAAATTCTGTTAGTAATCAATCTAGTTTTGCTATTAAAACAAACGGAACTCTTTGGGCTTGGGGATATAACAGTACTTTTGGAACATTGGGTATCGGTGACACTGTTAGCCGCAATAGCCCTGTGCAAGTCGGAGCATTAACAACTTGGTTTAGTTTAGCAAAAATGCCTATGTCGTCTGCAACACTGGCCATCAAAACCCCCTAACAAGGAGAACACTATGCTTTTCGTAAAGATCGTGAACGATGAAGTCGCCCAAGTCTGGGACACGCAGCCCCCTGCCGGTGAAGACGGTTGGAAGGTGGCAATTGAAGTGCGCCCCACCATCGACTTCACTCGCTTCTGCTACACCCAGCACACCTTCGACCTCACCAAAGACCCGGTGGAAATTGTCTGGGGCACCCGTGAAATCACGGTGGATGAGCGCAAGGGTTCTATGAAGGGCGCGGCTCGCGCTGAATACGAGCGGATTGCCAACGAGGAACTCCGCAAAGACGTTGAAGGCGGTGACAGCGACCCGGCAGTGGTGCTGGCCGCCAGTGCCGCGTATAAAGTGAAGGTCGCTCAGATTGATGCGGCGACAACGCACGAAGAACTAGACGCCATTTAAGGACATATCATGCAACGCATTCTGATTATGGGCCTTCCGGGTTCCGGCAAGAGTTTTCTGGCCGGGGCTTTGAGGGATTATCTAGAGGAACATTCTTCGACCGCTATCGAGGTTGATGGTCTTTCCTACCCATGCGCTGCGTCCGTTGAATGGCTGAATGCTGACGATGTTCGCAAGAGGTTCAACGACTGGGATTTCAGCCAGGAGGGCCGCATTCGGCAAAGCCACCGGATGCGCGACCTAGCGGATAAGAGTTCTGCCGATTACGTCATTGCCGACTTTGTAGCGCCGCTGCCCGAAATGCGGCACAACTACAAGGCGGATTGGGTTGTCTGGGTGGATACCATCAAGGCGGGCCGCTTTGAGGATACCAACAAGCTCTTTGTGCCGCCTGATGTGTATGACTTCCGCATCACCGAGCAGGACGCCAACAAGTGGGCGATGTTTGTTGGTGAGCATATCTTGCAGAACCGCCGCAGGCCTGTCTTTGATCCTCGCAAGGAAACCGTGCAGATGCTAGGACGCTGGCAGCCTTGGCATCCTGGTCACCGGGCGTTGTTTGAGCGGGCAATTGCCAAGACGGGGCAAGTCATCATTCAGATCAGGGATTGCCAGGGCTGGCAAAAATCAAATCCGTTCGCCATCGAGCAGGTGAAATCTTACATTCGCCACGATCTTGATCCTGTCTATCAGGGGCAATACGAAATTCAGGTGGTGCCCAACATTGTAAACATTACTTATGGCCGCGATGTGGGTTACAAGATCGAGCAGGAAGTGTTTGACGACGCGACCCATTCTATCTCGGCAACCAAAATCCGCAAGGAAATGGGGTTAACATGACGACACGCCGCATCAGCCCCGAGGGGCTGGCGTTCATTAAGCAGTGGGAGGGCCTCCGTTTGGAGGCGTATCGCTGCACTGCTGGTGTTTGGACCATCGGATACGGTCACACGCTGGGCGTGACCGAAGGCATGAAGATCAACCAGGAAGACGCCGAAAAACTTCTTCTGATCGACTTGTCGATTTCGGAAAGCGCGGTGTCTCGCGCGGTCAGCGCCGAACTCACCGATAGCCAGTTCGCCGCCTTGGTCAGTTGGACGTACAACGTCGGCGTCGGGGCCATGCGGAAGAGCACCCTGGTTCGGAAGCTAAACGGTCGTGATTACAGCGCGGTGCCTAGCGAGTTGGCCCGCTGGAACAAGACCAACGGAAACAAACTGGATGCCGGTCTGAGCAACAGGCGGGCCGCTGAGGCCGGTCTGTGGGCTCGCGGGGCGTTCGTATCCTCTCGCAGCGTCGAGCCCGCCACACCGGCCCAGGGCTCAATGGCGGTGGATGTCAGCAAGCTGGGCGGCGTGGCGGCGGCGGCTGCTACTGCGGCCCCGGCACTGACCGGCCTTAGCGGCGTGCATTGGGCGGTGGGCGTGGCGTTGGTCGCGGGGGCGGTCGTGCTCGCGGCGATATACCTGCTCAAAAAGAGAGATGCGTGATGGCCTTTATCTGGGGCAAATTGCAGAGCACGCTGGCGGCGATCCTCGTCATTATTGGTGCCATCGCTTCGGCATGGGCAATCGGACGCAAAACCGGCGGCGAGCGTGCTCGCGCCAATGCGGCTGAACTGGAACAGGAAATAAGGAAATCTGCCGATGCGGCTGCTACTGTTGCTCAACGGTCTACTGCTGCTGACCGCTTGCGGGACGGTAAGTTCTAGACCCTGCCCGAGGGTCACTGAGTTCCCCGCAGACTTGCAACGGCGGGCGGCTATGGAACTGACCAGCGCCCCGGCGGTAAATATCATGTTGGAAGCCATGTCTATTGACCGGGCATTCAACCGAGCCGTCTGCCCCTGAAACATCTTGCCCGTCCAGTTGTTTCAGGGATATAAAGCTTTTTGCGGGCACAGGCTGCATCAGCCTCTGACATAGCTCTGGAGCGCGCATGTCTTATGTAATGACCTATGATAGTCTGCTGGTGGACGTTCGTCGCTATCTCGAACGCGGTTTTACCGCCGAGAGCGACCAGATTGTCTATGAGCAGCTTCCGCGTTTGGTCACGCTGGCACAACGTCGGATTGCGCGCGAACTCAAAATTCAAGGCTTCATCCGCCCGGTTCAGACCAGTTTGCAGGTTGGCGTGGCGGTCTATGCCAAGCCGGATCGCTGGCGCGACACGATCAGCATGACCGTCAACGGCACGCCGATTTTTGCCCGATCCTACGAGTATCTTCGCAATTATTGGCCGAACGAGGCGTCTACCGGCACGCCACAGTTTTATGCCGATTACGATTTTCAACATTGGCTGATCGCTCCCACGCCCAGCACGGCGGGGGTGATTGAAATCATGTACTACGAGCAGCCCGCCCTGCTCGGAGATGACCTGCAAACCAACTGGCTGACGGAGTATGCACCTGACATCCTTCTCTATGCCACGCTGTTGGAGGCTACTCCATTCCTCAAGAGCGATGAGAGGATACAAGTTTGGCAGGCGATGTACGACAGGACCGCGCAAGCGCTCACGGGCGAAGATATGAAGCGCATCATGGATCGCAGCGCGACGAGGACTGAAGCATGACCATTTATCAAGACGTCTTCGGCGGCGCAAATATCTACCCGAGCGAAATCAGCTATAGCGCGATTGCGCTGACCGTTGATGTGATCCTTAGCTGGCCGGAAGAGACTTCCGCCAACGATAACCTCGCCACGAAGATCATTGATGTTACCGCCGCGACCGTCGGGCTCAGCATCTATTTGCCCGCCGCAAACAAGACCGGCGTTGGCAACACGATCCTGTTTAACAACCAGGGATCGAACACGTTTACGGTTCGGAACGCTACCGGCACCCAGGTTATCACGGTGCCTGCGGGCACGCTGTGGCAAGTCTATCTTTCCGACAATACGACCGCTGCGGGCGTCTGGCGTTCATTGCAGTACGGTGCGACGACGTCGATTGCCAATGCGAGCGCCCTGGCCGGGACCGGCATTGTGGCTGTCGGCACACTGCTCAGCCAGTCTGTACCGATCACCACCTTCAACACCAATTACACGGCGGGCGTTGCCGACCGCGCCAAGATGTTCAATTGGACGGGGGCGAGCGGCACTTTCACACTGCCTGATCCCACGGTCGTCGGGAACAACTGGTTTACCTATCTGCGAAACAGCGGCACGGGCGCGATTGCTGCCGATCCGCCCGGCATCATCACAATCAACGGCTCGTTGTCTCTGTCTTTTCAGCCGGGCGAATCCGCAATCATCGCCTCTGATGGTGCAAATTTCTTTACGATTGGCCTTGGCCAATCCGCCATTTTTGCTTTCGATTACACGGTTATCAACATTCCGGGCGCGGGTACCTATACCCTTTCGGGTTCGGAACTAAACCGCATTTCTTATCGATTTACCGGCACGCTGACCGGCAACCGCACCGTCGTGATTCCAGCAACGGTGCAACAATACTGGGTCGATAACCGCACCACAGGTTCGTACACGCTCACCATCTCGCCTTCGGGGGGCGGCACCTCGTTCAACGTGGGTCAAGGTTCTCGCGTGATCTTGTATTGCGACGGGACTGATGTTCTCAATGCCTCGACACAGGGCATCTCGGTTCCGCTGACCATTGCGGAAGGCGGCACAGGTGCAACTACTGCCAGCGGTGCCCGTGTCAACCTGGGCGGTACGTCTACCGGCGTTGCGCTGTTCACTGCCGCAAACCAAGCCGCTGCGTGGTCTGCACTCGGTGTAGCACAGGCCGGTAACATCGACGGCGGTGCTTTCTAATGGCGGTCACGACGGTCGTTCTAAAATCCAATCCCGGCATTAAACGGGACGGAACGAAGTTTGAAGGCGACTTTTACGTTGATGGCCAGTGGGTGCGCTGGCAGCGCGCCTTACCGCGCAAGATCGGCGGCTACCGTTCGACACAAAAATATCTCCAGCAGATCAGCCGGGGTTTTTCGACGTTCACCCAGCAGAATTTTGTTTATTGCCATTCGGGCGGATCGAGCACGCTGGAGCGTTTTACGATTGACTCAACCGGCAATAGCTCGATTGTAACCGACCGGGCACCGATAGCGGTGGCGGCCACGGCTACGGTGACGCTGACCGGCGGCGCGGCTGGGTCGGTTAATATGATTACGGTCAATAGCGTGAACATCATGTCTGGGGCGGTGGCATTCACCACCAATCTGGCCACCACGGCAGCGGCGGTCGCCGCCAATATCAACGCTTACTCTTCCTCGCCGGAATACACCGCCGTTGCCGTCGGGGCGGTCATCACGATCAGTGCAGCAATTGGCGCAGGTTCTGACCCTAACCGTTTTGCGGTGGCTGTTACAGCGACCACGATCACATACACAAAAACCGATATGTCGGGCGGGTCGTTTGCGCTGACAAACTCCAGCTTGAACATGTGGATGTTCGATTATCAATACGATTCATCCAGCAACGCAAATTATCTAATCGCGCATGTTTCGCCCAATCAGCAGTGCATTTGCAACGATGTCGGCGGCCAAATCTTTTTTGGTGATGTGCTCGGAACTGGCGATCTGCAATCTGTCAGCTTGCCGCCAAACGCCAATGCCACGGGCGGCATTGTATCGTTGCATCCTTACCTGTTTTACTACGGCACGGACGGCATCATCGGCTGGTCCAAAGCGGGCGAGCCTACCAATCTGACAGGAACAGGGTCTGGTTTGGCGCGCGTTTGGGGCCAGAAGATTGTCAAAGGCTTTCCGCTGCGTGCCGGTTCTGGCACCGCGCCTGCCGGAATATTCTGGGCGTTTGACGCTGTGTTGCGAGCCACGTTCACCGGGGGCGCGACGGTCTTCCAATTCGACGTCATCGCCACCGATACCTCGATCATGTCTCCGCAGTGCGTTGTGGATTATGACGGCGTGTTTTTCTGGTGCGGCGTTGACCGGTTCATGATGTTCAACGGTGTGGTGCGCGAAGTGCCCAACACGATGAACCTGAATTGGTTCTTTGACGGTTTGAACCAACATCAACGCAGCAAGGTATTTGCGTTCAAAATGCCTCGCTTTGGTGAGGTTTGGTGGTGTTATCCTCGCGGAAATGCGACCGAATGCACGCACGCGGTGATTTACAATGTGCGCGAGAATAGCTGGTACGACACCGAACTCCCCAACGGGGGCCGGTCGGCTGGGCAGTTCAATAATTCGTTTGCGTCTCCGATCCTGACCGGTGTTGAAAACAGCGGGGCCGGGTATAAAGTTTGGGTACATGAGCAGCTAACCGACGAATATGATGGGCCAAACATCCGCCCCATTCTTTCTTATTTTGAAACGGGTGACATCTCGCAGACGCTGCAAGGCAAAAACGAATACCTCCGCATTACCACGATTGAACCAGATTTCGTTCAAAGTGGCCCAATGACGGTGCAGGTGACTGGGCGGGCGAACGCCCGAGCCCCCGAGGTTTACAGCACGCAGTTTGAGTTTCCTGAAACTGCCGGAATGCCGTTCGAGCAAATTGTCATGCTAAAAGAGCAACGCCGTGAATTGCGTTTTAAATTCCAAAGCAATTCGGTTTATGGTGATTACCAGATGGGTCAGATTATTGGGCATCTGAGCATTGGCGATAAGACGGTGCTCGGATGACAATTTCGATCACGCTGCCGTCTGGGTTGGGTCTTAGAGATTGGGCGGATCAAATATCGCTTGATCTTGATCCATACGGGGCGTTTGGTCGATTGGATGTTGAGGACCAGTGGAAGAACTGGGCCATGCAGTTCGTAAATAATATGACGCTTAAAGAAAACGTGCCGATACCGTATGCGTTTGATAATTGGCGGGAATGGGCAGAACGCTTCTGCCAAGCTTTGGAGTAATTGATATGTCGATGCGCGAACAAATCATGCAGATCGCCCATAGCGATCCTCGCTTTTCTCAAGCGGTGGACGCCATGGAACGCGCCGTCGTCAATATGCCCATCACGCCAGATGATCTGGAAGATGGTATTAAAATTTTTGAAAATATTATTAAGCATCCAGAAAAATATCCGCAAATCAGGTCTAAAGCTATTGCTGATGACACGGTTGATGAGGAGATGCTGCCCGAGCAATATGACCAAGTTTATATTGTTTCGTTGCTTGTTGCCCTTTACGGCCTGCAAGATCGCATAACAAAGAAAGGTTATGCCCGGGGTGGTTTGACCGTTGCCGCCCGGCAATTGGCCGCGCAGGGTCGGGGTGGCGATACCGAGTTGGCGCACGTCAACCCGCGCGAAGCGGCGATGCTTCGTCGTGCGGGCGGTTCGGGAACGATCAACCCTGAAACGGGTCTTCGCGAATACAAAATTAAATGGGGTAAAATTTTAGCCGCGGTAATTCCTATTGCTTTAAGCGTTCTTCTTCCTGGCGTCGGCACGGCTATCGGTGGATTTTTGAGCGCGGGATTGCTTGAAGGGGCCGCTGCCACTGCTCTAGGCGGCGCGGCCATTGGCGCAGCTTCATCCGCTGCCGGTGGTCAAAATCCATTGGTCGGGGCAATCACTGGCGGCATTGGTGCTGGCCTTGGTAATGTTCTGGGCGGTGGGATTAATAGCGCACTCGGTTTGGGGTTATCGGAAGGCACGGCTAACCTTCTTGGCGGTGCTGTGGCGGGTGCCGGTACTTCTGCACTCCAAGGTCGCGATCCGATTACCGGGGCGATCACTGGCGCAGTTGGCGCTGGTATTAGTGGCATGGGCGGTCTTGGGATTGAAAATCCCGACATAAGCCGAGCGGTGGCTGGTGCAACGCAAGGTTTCGGCAATGCTCTTACCGCAGGCAAATCGCCTTCGGAAGCTTTGATAACGGGCGGCTTGTCTGGCCTGGGCGGCCTTGCTAACGGTTTCTTGGGAAAACACCTGCCTTCTCTGGCAAGTTTGACATCATCTTCCGGCTCGGCTCCTGGCGCTGCTACTGATGCGGCTTCGACGCCCGGGTCAATTCCGACGCCCGCCGCACTCGCTGCAACGGAAAACGCCAACGCTACTAACCCCAGCCCCTTGACTCAGATTGCTGATGCAGCGGCGGCACCGGCAGCGGCACCAGTAATAGCTGAACCCGCAACATCGACGCCTCAATTTAATGGTGGATTACCCGCAAATAGTGTTTCCAATACCGCCAATCCAAACTTTACTGCCACGTATGGTGAAGGTGTTGGCCCAGCGACGAATGCCACAATAGCCCCCCTTGGCATTTCAAGCTTCAGCGGGATGGGTAATGCCAATCCTAACGAGACAAGAACCTATGGCGAAAGCCTTGGACAGGCGACGCCTGCTGCTGATCGTGATGCCAAGGGCTATCCTCTTTCCGATACTCTTCCGCCCAAACCTCCCGACAAAAGCAGCACGCTAGGTCGGCTGGCACCGCTTCTTGCCGGTGGCGCGGCGCTTGCCGCACTTTCAAGCAGCGGTGGCTCTAAAACAGCATCACCCGCCATTCAGCGCGCTGTCGGAACATTGCCAGCTAGCCAACAGGCGTATCTCAACCACCCTGGGGTCACTTGGGATTGGAACAAGATTTCCACTGACGCGGCAAATAACAACCTTACGGTTGACCAGTTTGTTGCGCGAAATTGGAACCGGATCACCAGTGGCGAGTATAATAAAGCACCAGCAATGGCCGAAGGCGGGTTGAACGCGATGTCCCGTTTTGTGCGGGGCGGCGGAACCGGGCGCTCGGATGAAATTGATGCCAAACTTTCTGATGGCGAGTATGTTATAGACGCGGAAACCGTCGCCATGCTCGGTGACGGATCGAGCAAGGCTGGCGCTAAAAAGTTAGACGAAATGCGAGCGGCAATCCGTAGTCACAAAGGCCGCAATCTATCGCGCGGCAAAATCAGCCCGGACGCTAAGTCGCCGCTGTCTTATCTGAAGGGAGTTCGCTGATGGCCAGTTTGTTTGAGGGCACGCCGCAAACCGCCACATCGTACGTCAGCACCACGTCGGAATTGCCAAAGTGGCAGCAGGATGCGCTGTACAATCAAATTCAATTGGCCACCAATACGGCCAACCGGCCTTATAACCCATACACCGGCTACAGAGTCGCGGGCCTCGACCCGATGCAAGAGCAGGCGTATGCCCAAGTTCAAAAGAACCTTGGCGCGTATCAGCCGGGCATGGACTTCGCCAGCAGCGGTATGCAAGGCATGGCGGGCAAAGGCACAGCCGCCCAGCTTCAGGCCGCGCAAGCGCCGTACCTCCAGCCGGATTTGGTTAGCAAAAACCTCAATCAGGGCCAGCAATTGTTCGGCCAAGCGGCGGGTATGGACATTGTGGGCGCGGCTCAGCCCTATCTCAATCGCGCTGGCTCCATGGACATTGTGGGCGCGGCTCAGCCCTATCTTAATCGCGCCGGGTCCATGGACATCATGGGCGCGGCTCAACCGTATTTGCAGGGCGCGGCATCTCAAAACATTGTGGGGGCGGCCCAGCCATACATAAATCAAGCCGGGGCCGCGACGGCGCAGTCTCTTGCGGAACGCGCATTGACGGCGGCCAACCCCTATCTTACGGCGGCGGGTCAGACGTCGGCCTCTCAGGTCGGCCAGTATATGTCGCCCTATCAACAGGGCGTGCTGGACGTCATCGCCAAGCAGGGTGCCCGTAACCTGTCCGAGAACCTGCTTCCACAAGTGTCTGATTCTTTCATCAAGGCCGGGCAGTTCGGCAGCAATCGCATGGGTGAGTTCGGTTCCCGCGCTTTGCGAGACACGCAGGAGGCCATTCTTAACCAGCAGTCTCAGGCGGCTCAGCAGGGTTACGGCCAGTCTCTCAGCGCAGCACAAGCCGATCTTGCACGGCAGGGCCAGCTTGCTGGTACGGTCGGCAGCATCAGCGGTGCCGACCTGTCTCGCGTGCTCCAAGGCGGCGCGCAGTACGGTAATCTGGGTCAGACACTGGGCCAACTTACTGGCCAGCAAGCGTCGACGCTGGCTAACATTGGTCAGACCAGCGGCCAACTTACCAGCCAGCAAATGCAGAACCTTGCAAATATTGGCCAGACCAGTGGTCAGATTACCGGCCAGCAGATGCAGGCTCTTACCAACCTGGGTCAAACATCTGGCCAGCTCACTGGCCAGCAGATGCAAAATCTCGCCAATCTCGGCCAAATGCAAACCGCTGCCGGTCAGTCTCAACAGCAATATGGTTTGTCTGCGGCGCAGCAAAACCAAGCGGCCCAGGCTCAGGATTACACGCGCCAGATGTCGGCGTTGCAGAGTGTCGGTGATATAGCGCGTCAAAATCAGGCGTTGAAAACGGCGGATGCGGCGGCTCTTGAGTCCGCAGGCGCAGCGCAGCGTGGCGTAAATCAGCAAATGCTTGATGCAGCCCGTATTAAATACGAAGAGGAAATTGCATATCCTCAAAAGCAATTGGACTGGCTCAGCACCCAAGTCCGCGGTATTGCTCCATACGTTTCGGCGGCGCAGACACAAGCCGGGACCACCACGGGTGCCAGCTACAGCCCGTCGCCGCTGTCGCAATTGGCCACGGGCATCTATACTGCCAAGGGCTTGGCTAGCATCTGAGGAGGCTGGATATGAAATCCGATCTGTATCGGCTGAACCAGAAATATCGCGGGGCTCCGACTAAAAAATCGGCCTACGCTAAAGGCGGTTCTGTGCGTCGTCACTTTGACGGCGGCGGTTTGAACAACATGACCCGCGATGGTGGTGGTGACACCACGGGTGGCGATGGCCAAGGGGCTCCAGCACCGGCTGGGCCAGTTGCGGTTGCCCCACCTGCAGCGCCGCAGGCTGTTGCACCGGTCGTTGTTGCGCCGCAGGCTGCAACGACAGCCTCGGCTGCAACGACCCCAGCGGCGGTTGGCCCGGCGGCCACCGTCACACCCACTGCGCCACCGGATCGCGCGGCGGAACTTGAAGCCATGCTCAACCGGTATGCGCCGCCGTCGAATCAGTACACTCAGGAACTGGCAGAATCTCGGCGCAGGGCTCAAACCGAAACTGAAGCCTTCACGAACATGATCCAGCAGATGTCTCAGCGCGGTGAGAGCCCTACATCGCGCGCGGAAATGTACTTCCGCCTTGCAGCGGCGTTTGGCTCGCCTACCAAAACGGGCAAGTTTGCCGAAAATCTGTCGCTCGTCGGCAAGGAAATGAGCGAATACGCCAAGGGTCGTCGGACGGAAGAAAATGATCTGCGGAACCTTGCCCTGAAGGCCCAGGAAATCCGGATGACCGGTGCCCGCCAAGACCTGAGCACCACGCAGGCCTTGGCTTCGCAGGAAATGGGAGAACGGCGCACGATGGCGCGGGAAGTCATCAAAGAATACCTTGCGTCGGGTCGCCCGCAGTCTGAAGCGGGTAAGCTGGCTGAGGATGCTGGTCTTCGGCAGGGCACGCCTGAGCATCGGGCGTTCATCGACAGGTATCTCGCGAGCAAGCTCGAGAGCGGTGAATTGTACAAGCAGGCTATGCTTGGCATTCAAGAAGCTAATTTGCAATTACGCCAAGAAGAAAACCGCAGAAAGTCTGAGCGTGAAAAAGAACTTACACCTGCTGAGCAGCGCATGAGGCTCGATGCTGAAAAAACACTAGATGCAACGGAAAGAGCCCAAAGAACTATTAGAGAGGCGCTTAATATTAACGACAACACTTTTGGCACATCGTATGCTGATGCGGCACAATATCAAGCATTGTCGGCAGCCGGTTCAGATGCTCCAAGAGTTAGAAACACCGCTCGTATTCGTACTCTTTTAAGCGAAGCGGCAATTGCTCAGTTGCGGGAATCGTTTGGCAGTCAGATCACCGACAGCGAACGCGCCGCTTTGGATAATCTTCAAGGCGCTCTTTCTCGTACCCCGGCACAGCGTCGTGAAATTCTTGAACGCACTATAGCGGAACTTGAAAGGTCTCAGGCTCGCCAACGCACCCTTGTCCAAGACATCACCAGCGGTGAATATCGACGCCAGCGACCCGCAGAACCTGCACAGCCCGCCCCAGGAGGGACACCATGAGCGATAGTCTTAACTTTGCCCGCGCCCTGATCGGGCAGGGCGTCGGCATGGGATGGGGCGACGAGGCCGAAGCGTGGTTGCGCTCGCGCATTACCGGTCGTCCGTATGAGGGCGAGCGTGCGCGCATCAACCAAGAATATAACCAGTTTCAAGAGCGCAACCCGTATCTGGCACCCGCCGCAGAATTTGCGGGCGGCGTGCTTCCGGCGGTTGGCGCTTACATGGCTATGCCGTTCACGGGCGGCGCAACGGCCCCTGTGGCAGCCGCCACAACGGCGCGCACTGCCGGTGCCCTGGGCACCATTGCCCGCCGCCTTGCGGGCAATACAGCGGCACGGGTAGGTGCGGGTGGGACAACTGGTGCGGTGGCCGGGGCGGGGCTTAATGAGGATGAAGGTCTCGGGGTTCCTCGCGCGATTATGGGCGGAACTCTGGGCGCGGTAACCGCCGGTCAGGCCCCTCGCATTGGCCGGATGCTGGCGACCCCATACGGCAAGGGTGCTACTGTTGGCGCGATTGAGGGCGGCATTGCCGGTGCCGGTGGGGCTGAGCCGGATAGCCGCGTGCAAGGTGGAACCGTTGGTGCCAGCATTGGCGCACCTATGGGGGCGGCTGTTCCCGCTGTCATGCGGAGCGGAAATGCTGTGCAAAGATGGCTGAGTGAACGCATGTATCCTTCAGAGACAGCGATTGAACGCGGTGCCGCTGATCGGGTTAACAGGGCCTTGGCTGAAGCAGGTATGCAGCCTTCCGACATTCCCACGCGCCTTGCAGCGGATCGAGCCGTGGGCGTGCCGTCTGTGGTGGCCAACGTGGATCCGGCGTTGGTGGATCTTGCCGAAACTGTGGCCCAGCGTAGCGGCCCCAGCGGTCGTTGGGTTGAAACGGCTTTGGGGGATCAGCGCGGTGGTGCCCGTGAACGGGTTTATGGTCAAGTTCGTGAAGGTCTTCAGCCCGGCGAATTTTACAATGATCAAGACGCGCTTGTCGCCACCATGCGTGCCCGCGCTGCACCGGCATATCAAGAAGCCTATCGCGTTGGCGAAGTTTTTGATCCGCAAATCACAAGCCTGTTGGAACTTCCACAATATCGGGGCGCGTGGAACACTGCCCGCCGCCTTGCGGAAAACGACGCATCAGCGGCACAAGCTCGCGCCATTCGTACAGGATCGGCTTTTGATCCTGAAGATTACCGACTGCGCGAAATTTACCGCGTTACTGGTAAAAACCCTGATACTGGCGAAGATATACTTGAACTTGCCCAAACGGTTCCTGATGTCCGCACGCTTGACTACATGAAGCGGGCTCTTGATGCTCAAATCAATGCAGGCTTTTCGTCACCAGACGCCGTTGCTCGCACATCGGCGGCGTCTTTACGCGATATGCGAGACGCTCTTCGTGATCGAACCAAAGAACTGGTCCCTGAATATCGGCGTGCGGTTGACGAATATCGCGGCGATGTTGAGGTTTTGAATGCTCTTCGCACGGGCATGGATGATTTTGGTCGCCTTGATCATGAAGAAATTGCTAAGCTTTTTAATGGTATGAATGTCAGCGAACGTGAAGCGTTCCGCACGGGTGCGGCTCGCAATATCTACGGTACAATCATGAACCCGTCGGGCAATTTTAATTCGGCTCAGCGTCTCATTGGTTCGCCTGAAACCCGGCAGAAACTTGAGGCCATGTTTGACAGCCCTGCCCAGTACAACCTCTTCCAGGCGGCTCTTGAACGCGAAGCGCAGTTATTCCAGCAATCCAATCGTATTTTGGGTGGGTCACCTACCGCTCGCAGAACGCAGGCCCGGGAGCGTTTTGATGAAGGCCCCGATGTTGGTGGTGCTGTTGCTGAAATGGCCACTGGTGGCTGGGGCGCATCTTTGGCAAATATGGCCATTCGCGCGTTTCGCGGGGCGGCGGTCAGTGACGACATTGCTGACCGCGCGGCACGGATGCTCATGTCTAGCGACCCGGCTGAAGTGGCGGCGGCTGTGCGGGTGCTTGAGAACGCTTCTGAGAGGGCCGCACAGGGCGAGCGCCGCCTTAGCATGGGCGAAGCCGGGGTGATCGGTGGCACGGCTACAGGCGTCATCCCAGAGCCGTACACCGAGTGAGAATCTGCCTGCGGGCTAAAGCTTGGCCCGTAGGAAATCCATCACGCCCATGCGCTGATACCCGCCGTCAATCTCGATCAGCATGTTCGGGATTGACCCCTCCAAATGCTTCTCGATGAACCACCAGAGGGCCTTTGCAGACGTCGGCCCCTGGTACTCGATCAACTGCATATAGGGGATCAGGCGTTCTTCATCGCGCTCTGTGTCGCCATCTTTCACCTTCTCCACATACCGATGCACGCGCTGGGTGGCGATGAAACCGCACTGATCGGGCCGCATCCACTCAGGAAAGAACGGCTCGGCTAGATAGCCGCACTTGTAGCTGACGCAGGGGTTTTCTGGTCGGTCAGCATAGATCGAGCATCCCGGTTCTTTCAGAAAAAAACAGGGGCGGCCTTTAAAAAAGAAATGCCCGTGGGCTTGACCGCTTAGCGCGCCGGAACAGCACGCCGTGCAGCTTCCGCATTCTTTTTTGAGGTCTTTAATTAGCAAGACTGGGTTTGTCACTCTGCGCCTTTCCAAACAAACTTTGCGCTGGCATCCTAGCCCAGGTTTTATAGCGCGTCAAAAAACTTCGGATTGCTTGTCAAAACCTATTTGCTTTTTGACGGGCGGGGTGTAAAAACTTCTGGGCCAATGAGCCCTATCAGAAAGGACAAAACACATGGATAACCCACTCCCCATCAAGCTGGTGGATTTGGAGATGGCCGCACGGGTCAAACAAATCAGCCGCGACATGCCCGCAAACCCGGAGGTTGCCCGCGAAGTGCTGGCCACGGTGGCGGAATACCTCACCCACCGTTCCAACGGCGATGACGACGCCGCCCGGCACGATTTGAAATACGTCACCATGGTCGTGGGGTTCCTGTGATGAAAGATTTTCAGCAAATGGCGGTTATGCCGGTCGATGCTCAGTATTTGAAATATTCTGAGGAAATGCGGGAAGAAGCTAACAAGATTGCAATGACAATTGCCTGCACAGTCCATAGCGATCCTGGCATTCCAGATGCGCTTGATGCTCACGTTTCTGTTATGCTCCAAGCCATCGCCGCTGAGCACATGGCCTATGGTCGCGAAGTGCTCGCCAAGCACTACCTTGCCAGCGCCATGCGGATCGAGGCGGGGCTATGAACATCATGCGAACCATCCCCGATATGATCACCGGCCTGCGCGCTTTGGCCAACAGCCCGGAGGCCCTCATCAGCCATGCTGCGTTGCTGGACGACGCCGCCAATTACATTGAGGGTGCCACCGGCAGCTTGCGCGAGCATATGCAGATGCTGACAGAAATGCGGATAAGGCTGGAGCAGGTGCGACCTCTGATGGAAGAAGCTGCGGATGAGTTGGAAGAATTTTACGATTTTTTTTATGAAGATCGCTACAAAATATCGGTCGATATGTCTCTTTACAATCTTGACATGGAACTACCCCGTGCCATCCGCGCCTTGCTGCGCTGGTGGGAGTCGGGAACGGAAGAGTCTGTCAGCATTAGCCATTGGGGGATTGTGGAATGAGCGAGCCAGCAAAAGACGAATATGAACTGCTTGAGCAAGTAGTGTTAACGACGTTCGCCCCAATCCGCGCGGTAGGGTGGGTCGTGGTGCCGGTTGAGCCGACCAAGGAAATGATGCAGGCGGGCTACAACGAGGCCGGTGGCCGTGCCATCGACACTTGGGCCGCAATGATCGCAGCAGCGCCGGGGGTGAAGTCATGAGCGATTGGTCATGCCCAAAATGCAATCTGCGGTCGGGCCAGACATGCGCTGATCGGGATTGCCCTGGCCTAGCCAAAGCGATGGGGCAGGCGTTTCGGATGCAGCCCCTTCCAGATCCTGCTCTGCGCGGCATTAGCGGCGTCATTGGCTGTATCTGCCCACCGACCAGCGAGCAGACGTGCCAAGGGCTGCTTTGCCCGAGACGGAACCACTTGAGGGAGGTGAAGCCATGAGCAAGCCAGCAAAAAGCGAGAAAGAACAACAACTTTGCAAAGCCGTATCTTCGGTGCTGGCGTCGATCAAAAAACTGGAGGGCATTTCCCACGACGCCCGACAGGCGTTTAAGATTGTTGAAGAGCGGGCTTACATTGGATCAGTGTGGGAAATGGCCCATGCGTTTGAATTTGTCCGCGAAATGCAAACTGCGCTGCAATTGATCGTGCGGGACTGCCTACCTCACTTGCCAGGACCACCCGAGCCGCCAATCAGGCCGCAGCCAGTGCTGGTTGCGATTGTCGGAAGCGCCCCATCCATGGAAGAGAAATCATGATCACTCAACTCAACCCACCCATCCCCGTCCGAACACCGCACGGCAAAGCCATGGCGCAAATGGTGATCGATTATGGGATTGAACACGATCTGCTCTGGGTTGTGTTTCAATCGGATGGTGAATGTTGGTGCTGGAGCAACCGGGATATTCGCGCCGAACCCAACATCACCATCGGGCGAAGGCCGGGCGACCTCAATTGCTTTGATGAAAAAAAAACCGCCCCGGCGTGAGCCGAGGCGGAAAGTTTACAAAAGGAAAGGAACCAACCCATGGAGAGTGTGCTGTCTTATCTCACACCGGATTGTGTGATGCAAGCACCGACACACTCTTGCATCATGTCAACATGAGGTTTACAATTGCGTCATGGAACACTCGTATGATCTTGCCGCTTTGGCGCGAAATGTCATTGATGCAGCCGGTGGCACGATGGGCGTTGCGCGAAAGCTTGGCTACTCGCGCCAGCGCGTGCATTACTGGCGACGTAGAGGCGTGCCGCCCAAGGCGTTATCGGCGCTGCATCGCGCACTGGGAATTCACCCGAGCACCGTCCGCCCCGACCTCTACATTGACGCCGTAAAGCCCGCCGAAGCCGCGTGACCGACGAAATCACGCTGATCTTGCCTTTGCCGCCCAGCATCAACAAAGCATGGGTGCCGATCCGCACCCGCACAGGCGCAAAACTGATCAAGCGCGCCGCGTCTAAAACTTGGGCGAATGCGGCGCGCTGGGA